ACCCACCCACCCCCGCAGCTCCACCGGGTCCAGATCGGTGCGCAGCCATAGTTCGCCTTCACGGGGCTCCGCCGGGTCCGCCGAGAGCCCGCCGTGGTAGTACAGGCTCTCGTACAGCAGGATCAGGTCAGGATCGCCCAGCCCGGTGACGGGATGCCGCGGCAGCGCCGTACGGCTTTTGCCGCGGCTCATCCGATGAACGCGTGTTCGTCGGGCCATTCCTGCGCCCGGCAGGGCTTCCGTCGCAGCAGCACAGCGACGAGGACGCGGGACAGGCGACGCAGGTGCTTCATGGCCTCGCCCTCACTCCCGGCGGGTCGTAGTAGGTGGGATTGGGCAGGAACTCGAAGCAGGCGGACGGGTCGCGCTCCTCCGCCATCCGCTTCAGGGCGCAGGTCTGTGCGCGGTCCTCCTGCTTTTCCTCGTCCAGATGAGCGGCGAAGGCGGCCCGAAGCTGGCGCTGCTGCACCGCCAGCGTATCCTGCCGGGCCTGTAGCGCGCGCTGCTGGCGGGGAAAGTCGCGGAGCGTGGCGCCGGTGGAGACGATGAAAATCATCGTCAGGCCGATGCTGGACGCCGCGCCGATCACGACCTTTCCCCAGCGGGCGGCACGCTCGGCGGCGAGTAGCGTACGCTCCTCCGGAGGTAACATGGCCTCCGGCACGCGCCTGCGGCCCTCGGTCCTCGGTGTGGTTGGGCTCATCGGTATGGGTCACAGGTGTGGTTGTCTGGAGTGAGGTACAGCAAGAGGATGCGACTTTGTGTGTTTTTGGTCGATAACCCTGTAAGGGTTGACTTCGCACTCTTCCGGTCCAAATATACCGAAGCGCCGTTCTCCTGCATCCTTCACCAAGGACCGCCGCCCATGCCTACCGTACAAGTACGCCACGTCACGCAGCGCACGATGCACATGGAAGCGGGCACTTCCTCCTCCAGCACGATCCACCTTGAATCCGACGACGGCACCGTGCACGTCCGCCTCATTGGCTCCGATCCGGAAGACTACCCGGCCGGGGCGAGCTTCGAAGTGAACATCACGCCAGCGACCTAACAGCTTGTCCAGACGGTCGCTGGCGCAGTCCCGCAGCCGCTCCATGCTGTTGACGGTGGATCGCCGCAAGTCGCCCACGCATCCACCGTCAACGTCGGTCCCTCGTCCCAATCGGATACAAGTCCGTCCGCGTCGATGGTGCGCACGCGGGCCTGCGCAGTGCCGCCGCCTGCCGAAGACAGATCCCACGCGTACGTGAGCCCTGCTTGCGCCGGGAACAGCGCCGTCCACGCTCCCCCGTTGATGCGCTGCTGGCCCGCGTAGGTGAGCACGTCCCCGATCTCCGCGTCCGCATCAGCGCCCGCCGTCCACGTGAGCGTCTGTGTCCCACGCGACACCTCCGGACCCACGGGGGCGGTGATGTTGGGGGGCGTGGGGTAGACCGGCCAGTTGCCGTCGATGGTGACGGTCTTGTAGCGTGCTACCGTGCTCCGGCTGGCCACCCCGCTCGGCCCCGTCACCCCAAGCATGTTTACGTCCACCAGCACGTCCACCGCCCACGCCGGCACCGCGTCCCCGTCCTTCCACATGCGGGCGCGAAAGCGATTGCGGTTCTGGAGATCGGAAGGGTCTTTGAGAACCTGCGTCTCCATCCACATCACCGTGGACGCGGTGAGGCCGGTGAACGTGCCCAGCGAGGCGGAGTCGTTCAGGCGCACGGTGCCGTTGGCCTGATACGCCTGATAGGAGACGGTGACGGAGCCGGTATTGACGGCGATGTTCGTGGTGGCGCGGTAGCCGGCGAAGCCGTTGGCGGCCGCCGGGTTGCCGCTGAACATCATGCAGGTGCCCGCTCCCCGCTCGGTGAAGCCGGGGCGAAGCATGCTGAAGCGGAAGGAGACGAGCACGCGGGACAGGGTGGCGCCCGCAGAGTCGTTCAGCGTGGCTGCACCCTGATCGTTGACGCCCAGCCCCGTGAACTGCCCCTCGCCGGAGCTTACGGTGAGCGTGCCCAGCAGCCCGGCGGTGGTGCCGGAGTTGATGACGCTCGTCCACCCTGCCGGCGCACCGTTCGGGTAGCCGGAGAAGTTGACCGCGAGCGAGGTTCCGGTGACTGGCATGGCTTACGGCGCCGCAGCGGTAGTCTGCGTGCCGAAGCGGGTCTGGAGGGTGCCGGCGTAGGACGAAACGTGCGCGCGGAACGCCTCCAGCAACGGCACTTCGTCGGCCGTGGCGCGGGCCATGTGCGGCTCCGGATCGGTGACGGAGCGCCGGTAGATGTCCCGCTCCGCGTCCACGACCAGTAGCATTTGGTGCGGCTCCGGCAGCTCCACGGTTACGGCCTTGTCGGTGGGGCCGATGGACGCAGGGAGGCGCGAATAGTAGATGCGCACCTCGTCCACCCCATCCAGATCGTCCGCCACCCCGTACATCACCCGGTCACGCACGATCACCCGCGGCGGGAAGGCGGACCCCTTGTCGTGGAGCGTGACCGGGAACACCTCGTCCCCCACCGCGTAGCCGCTGCTCCCCGCGTCGTAAATCTCGATGCGCTGGATCAGGTCCGGCGTGGGGACGGGGTCCGCGATGGTGTTCAGGTTCACCTGCCCCGTGCTCACCGGCGCATGGGCGCAGACGCCGAAGTAGTCCGGGTTGATCTTCCCCGCCAGCGCGAACAACTCCTGCTGCCGCACCCCGATCCGTGCGTAAATCAGGGCGCGGTTCTCGTTAACCTCGCTCGTGTACTGGCGGGCCCGCGCCAGTGCCAGAACGGCGACGTCCTCCACGGTGTAGCTCACGGCTAATTCCCCATCCTCGCTACGGTGGACGTGCTGCTGGCGCGTACGTAGGTGCGGAAATTCTCCATCCACGTGGCCCGCTCCGCCGTCTGGCGCTCCACCTCACCGGGCGGGTGGTTCGCGGCGTCCTTGCCGATCATGTGGATGTACAGGGCGAGGATGTGAATCTCGTCCCAATCCGATGTGAGCGCCGGATCCGTGGTGCCGGCCGGATCGCCGGTCGTGGCGGTCAGCGCCCGCGGCGTACGCGCGTAGTACAGCGTCAGGTTGCCGGAGGTGGGGTCAAGCGGGTTGCCCGCGCTGTAGAAGCTCCCGCCCATGGTGTAGACCGCCGGCTGTGACAGGTCGGCGGTCTTGTCGTGCAGGGGCACTTCGATGACCCGGTCCCCGGTGGCGTTCTGGATGCGGTAGACGGCGATGGCGTCGGACGGCTTGGCCCACGCGCCCCCGGAAAAGCTCACCGTGCCGCTCTTGCCGAAGAACGAGGGCCGTTCTTCGGCGGCGATCAGGAAGCATTCCAGCAGCGAGCGGCGCACGATGGCAAGCAGCTCCACGTCCTCGTTGAATTGCGCGGGGCGGGCCTTCAGGCTGCGGTTGTACGCGGCGTCGATGAGCGAGGAGACGAGGGCCACGGTGTCAGCGCTTCCGGTAGTAGTAGACGAGCCACAGGGCCAGCACGGAGGAGAAGGCCCACATCAGTCGTCGTCTCCGGGCACGAAGCCCAGCTCGGCGCGCATCCCCTCCGACTCCAGCTTTGCCGCCCGTCGAAAGGCGAGCTGGTTGCGGCGCCCCTCCGGCGTGGAGACGATGAGGGTGTCGATGCTGGAGGCCAGCACGCGGATCGCGTCGCCGTCGATGTTGCGCAGGTGCACGAAACAGTCCCTCGTCCCGGCGGAGGACAGCCAATCGCTCATCTGCGCGTCGATGCTGTCCGCGCTGTCGGTGACGTTGAGCGCCTGTCCGTCCCCCATGCATACGACCGTGTAAACGTCTGGCGGTGTGTACCGGCTCATGTGATTCTCCAGGTTCCGGCGTTGGACGACCCTGCCACGGTGGCGATGGCCATCGCCTCTGCGTCCATGGCCTGCTGCGGGAGGAGGGGTAGGTCGGACACCGTCCGTGCTGTGCGTCCGGCCATGAACAGGGCGAGGTTGCACACCAGCGCGTCGCGGCAGGTGTCGGGGAGCGCTACGACGGAGGTGGGGCCGGTCAGGTCGTCCATCAGCGGCACGATCATCAGCTCCAGCCCGTCGTACTCCTCCCACCCGTTCGCACCGTAGACCGTACCCAGCGTGTCCAGCAGGTTCAGTGGGTACAACTTCCCGTTGACGATGGAGGCGGCCGGAAACCTCCACGCCCCCTCCGTGTTGCGACTGGCATGGTCGGTGATCTCCACCGGCACCCGTACCCCGTCGCTGGTACGCACCACGTACACCGGCCGCAGCAGGAACAGGTGCGCAGGCAGGGGGATGCCGCTTCTCCCATCGACCGCCGCCAGCAGCGTGGCGTTGTCCACCGTGGCCTGTGTCGCCAGACACGCTTCATCCAGCGCCACGATCTTCTCTGCCAGCCGCCTGGCGTAGCGGGAGAGCGCCCGCATGCAGGCCACGTCCGGCACCTGCTGGCGGGTGAACAGCGCGTGGAAGTCCCTCGCCTCGTCCAGCAGCTCGGCTACGGTCACGGCCCCACCACGCAGCAGCGCGCCGATCCGCTGGCCGTGGAGACGCGGACGAAGGCCCACTTCTCCACGAACACCTCCGACGTGCTGGTGGCGTCGGTCGCGGTGTCGTGCTCGCTGGCGCCCAGCGTGTCAACCTTGCTGTAGGTGACGGTGGCGCCCGATCCGGGGATGATGTTGATGCCGCGGTTGCCCCGCAGGTCGAACGTGCGCCCCGTGCCGTCCGCCAGCGTCACCGGCCCCTCGCGGCGGGCCAAGATCTCGTGCAGGGCGTTGCCGGAAAGCTGCGCTGCGTTGCTCATGTGGGTTTGTTGTTGGTTTGCTGTCAGGAATCGGAAAATCAACAGAATGCGTACCGGCGCTCTGACCGGGCGCCGGTACGGGAACCTCAGCCGGCCCTGGCGTTTATCTCCGCCACGGAAATCCCGGCGTCGTGCACCTTGGCGACGGGCACCACCTTCTGCCGCGTCCACCATGCCTGAAGCAGCGGCAGGGCGGCCACGGCCAGCGCCTTCCACAGCCGCGCCCGCTCCAGATCCAGTATCCCGTATGCGACCGCCAGCGCAATCAGCGCAGCCACGAAGCCAGCCGCCAGCGCGGGTTCTCTCTGCATGCCTATTGCTCGTATCCGGGGTTGCGGCCCGGCGCTGTGCTCCACAGCGCCGGGCCTCCGTGCGCCTACTTTGTGACGACGTTCCAGACCAACCCCAAGCCACCCTGCCTCTCGCCGTACTCCTCGGCCTCCCTGCGGCTCTGGAACGGGCCTTCAAAGCTGCCGTTGGTCTGGTCCAAGCTGCTTACCGAAACCCAATACTCCACCTGCCGTGCCGCTTTCGCAGGCGGCTCCGTCGCGTTACACACCTTGCGCACCTGAAACACCAGCGCGCGGGGGATCAGCACTGTAGCCTCGGACAAGTCCCGTGCATTGCCGAAGAACGCGTAGTCTTCCCGCCAACCCTCCACCCGGTACGCATCCACAGCGGTGAGGCTGGGGCCGTCTGCGGACGGGCGGTAGTCTACGTGGTAGACGTTGAGCTGCGCATCCGCCTTGGGCATGGTCGTCTTGTGTACCATCTCACTGCCTCCGAAGAAAGAAAGATAGGTGCCGGAGATTTCGCCCGCTCCGGCTTCGGGCTTCAGCTCTCCACGTCTTCAGTTGGCGCCGCGGGCAGCATGGCCGCCGGAACCCCGTCGAAGTAAGTGGTGGTGATGCTGGCCGCGTTCAGCGCCGTAGTACCCGGCGTGAAGTTGCTGCCGCTCCCGTTGCTCACCGTAACGCTGCCGACGATAGCCTTGTCCGCCGGCCACGCGGGCAGCGTTACGGTCCCGGCGGCCAGCACGGTGTCCGACGCGGCCACGGTGGCGGCACCAGAGGTGTCCAACAGGAGCAGGTAGGTGCGCTTCTGTCCGGCGGGGATCACGGCGCCGGTAAGCGTCCAGAGGTCGTCGGTGCCGGACTTGGACTTGAATTCGCCGTTGATGGTGTAGAGAATGGTGGCGTTGGAGCGCGCCTTGCTCGCCGTGGTGCCGATCCCCACACCACCATCGGAGAGGACGCGGTGCAGCAGCGCGTTCCGGAGCGCCACCGAAGTCGCCCGCATCTCGTTGTGGGCCTCCTTCAACACGTTCGGGAGGGACTGCGGGTGCGGGTAGGCGAAAGCGTTGGGCATCGGGTTCAGTCCTCGTCAGCGGTGGAAGTGGGGTGTTTGGTGGTCTTGTGGGCCTTCAGGCCACGGGCGCTGCCCGCCTGAAAGTCGCACTGGTCGCACGGGAACGGCGGACCCTCCTCTCTGCTTGCCCCTTCCGGGGTGCCAGCGTCCGCCTGACTCATCGCCGGCTCGTTGTCCTCCACTTCCATCAACTCCACCGATTCACCTCCCGGCGCCGTGCCGCTCTGCTGCGGCTCGCCGTCCCGTCCCGACGAGCTGATGTAGCCGGAGCGCCCTTCGTCCGCGTCGTGCGCCGCTTCGAGGCTGGATTCCATGAAGTAGGGCTCCTCCTCGATGGGACGATATGGGTAGTAGGGCTCCGTATCGTGCTCGGCGGCAGGGCGCCCACCGATGATGCCGCGGTTCGGGTCCACCGACACCGCACCCATCGAGTGGTAACGCGTGTAGGCATCCCGCCAGCGCTCTTCGCCCAACAGGTCGCGGTAGAAGGCATGCACACCCTCCACCGCACCCGTGACGGCGGACTGCACCATCTCCTGCGCCTGCGCCAGACCGATTAGCCCGCTGGGCGATGGCTGCACGGTCGGCACTGCACCGATCCGTGCATGGCGCGGGTTCCCGGCCAGCCCGCGGGTGAAAGCGACGTCCGCCCGTGCAGCGGCGCGCTCTTCCGCCAGCTCGTCGCGGGAGCGGCCGGTGACGCTGGTGAGGCGTGGACGCTCGCGGATCTCGCGAATTGGGGTCATGTCGTCGTTCATGCTCATCAGGATGCGATTTGCAGGGGGTTGGCGATGGGATGGCCCATCCGCCAGCAGTAGTCGGCCGCGAAGTCCACGAAGCCGTCCCAATCCGCCGCGTGCACGTCCCGCCGGTTCTGCTGGTAGGCGTTCACGTAAGCGGACCATTCCATCGGGCCGCGGAAGCGGGCGGGGTCGAAACGCTTGACGCGCTCCACGACCCACATCCCCGGCTCCCGGTAGTTGTCGTCCTCGTCGCGGAGCACCATAACAAGGTAATCATGGCCGCCACGGTCGGTGTCCCACAACTCCCAGCGTGGTTCGTACTCGATGCGGCGGGGCTCGCCGTTGGCGTCGTAGCTGCCCGACTTGTGCGGGATGATGCGACCGCGCCGGTTGAACAGCAGGCGCAACGTGGGCTTGTGGCTCCGAAGCGCCTGCGCTACCCCATCCGGAGGAGCAAGGCGGAAATCATGGTCGATGTGCGGACCGATGATCTCCCGCTCTACGTCTTTGATGTTCAGGCTGGCCGGCAGCATGACGTTGATTAACTGTAACAGGTGATCCCGCAGGGCTATCCGAATACCTTGGACAGCCCTGCGGGTACTGTTTACGTACGGGTGATGCCCTCGATCACCGCGTGATTGGCCGGCGCACGCGTCACCATCTCCACGTGCTCGCACCAGTCGGCCGTGAAGGCGTGCACGCGCCCCTCGCCGGTCGTGACGCGGTGCAGGATGTTGCCGTCGTCGTCGATCCAGCCGGAGGTGCCCATCTGACGGAAGAAGACATCATCCATCCGCAGCCAGTACATGCGCTGCGGGGGGCAGTCCTTGTCCTTCACCAGCGGCTTGCCGCCGTACTCGATGGCGTCCTGCCCCGACTTCAGCTCCATCGGGTTCACCTGCCGGCGCTCGCTCACGAGGTTGTTGACGTGCGTGTCGTGCACGTTCGTGTTGCTGAACGCGACCAGACCGCTCTGGTCCGTGGCCTTGCGGAACAGCGCCGAGTTGGTGGCGCGCATCGCCCTCTCCAGCAGGATCGGGTCGCCGTTGTACGGCGCCGCGGTGTAGTCCACCACCGTGGACTGGAGCACCGCCCGCCCGGTGCGGGAGAGGTTGAAGTAGTTGCCGGTGTCCGTGACGAAGCCGGAGACGCCGGTCAGCTCGTTCCCGTCGTTGCGGTTGGTCGAAGAGGAGCCAAGCTGGATCTCTTCGCCGTCCGTGAGCGTGACCGCCGTGTTCACGGTGATGGTGCCGGCGCTCTCGTCCACGGCGGTGATGGTGCGGGAGACGGCGGCCGTGGCGAACCACACCTCCATGTTCTCCTTCAGGCACATCACCTTCTCCCAGCCCTCCAGGTCGGACTGCACGTACGTGAGCCCGTAGGGGTCGGAGACGGGGACCGTCGTGCTGGACGTTACCGCGCCGTCAACCGTGGCGAGGATGGAGTTGCCGTCGCCCCAGCTCTGCCGCTGCTTGGAGAGCCGGTATCCCTCCTTGGTGTCATCCAGCGCCTGCGACAGCGCGGCCTTGAAGGTGGCGCGGCTCCCCTTGGTGGCGGCGATGGACTGGCCGGTGATGTAGAACGAGCCGTAGAGGCTCTTCACGTAGCCGGTGATGCGGTCGTAGCGGCCGAAGCCGGGGTTGGGCAGCGAAGCGTTCTCCGCGCGGGCACCGTGGCCCTGCGACGAAGCGGTCTTCAGCGGCTCCACCCAGTTCAGACCCACATCCGTGGGCTTGGTCTTGATCCGGGACAGCAGCTCCGTCTTGGTGTTGATGAGGCTGCGGATCTCGTTGACGACGTAGTCCTCCTTCAGGAAGGCGGCGATGGTGCTTGCCGCACCCGCGTCGTCATAGATTACCTGACGTCCTGCCATGGGCGTGTGACTCCTGCTCTGGTTCGTTTGCGTTCAGGCGTCCCCGGCAGGATGCCAAGGCGCCGTGTTCAGTCTCCGAAGAAGCGATCGACCATGCTGTCGATCACGTCATTCTCGCGCTCCGGGCGCACCCACTCCGTCTTGCGTCCGCCCGGAGCCGCGGTGTTGGGCGGGGTGGTGCGGCGAGCACCGGCCATCTTCGCCGTCCTGCGCACCCGTTCCTGCTGGGCCTTGCGGTCCGCCGCCTGCTGGGCCTTGGCGGCGTCCCTGCGCTCGCCGGCCAGCCGCTTGGCCACCTTGGCGGCATGCGCCCGCACGTCGGCCGCGGCCACCTTGGTTCCGGAAGCAGCGGCGCGGCGCAGGAAGTTGTCCACCGAGTCCTGTACGATCTCGATGGACTCCGCCTTGCGCACGCCCAGCTTGCCCGCCTCGTCCTGCACCAGCCTCCGCACCGTCTCCGCAACCCGCTGCTCGGACACCCGCTGCTGCGTGGCCCGCGTCTGCCCCTCACGATGGTTCTGCATGGCGATGGAGCGTTCGCCGTCGAACACCCGGCGCGCCCGCGGATCGTCGGAAAGCTCCTGCACCCGGTCCAGCGCGGCGGCCAGCAGCTCCGGGTTGCGGAGGCCGAGATCCACCAGCACCGTCTCGGTGAACAGCTCCGGCTTGGCGTCGGCCACCGTCAGAAGGAAGTGCTCTCCCCCCGCGGGCGTGGCGAGGTCGGCCATGAACTGCTCGTATTCGGTCTGGTAGCCACGGGCAGCGGATACCTCCTGTTCCGCGGCCTTGCGCAGCTCCGCCACCGCCTGCGTCTTGCGGGTGTAGTCCCGCAGCAGGCTCTTATACGCCCGCTCCGCCACGGCCTTGGCCTTGGGGTCGCGGATGCGGTCGATCTCCTTGCGGTCGAAGGGGCTCTCCTCGTCGGCGTCGCCGTCCTCCTCGTCGGAGCGCTCGCCAGTGGCCTCGCCCTCGTCCGCCTCATCCTCGCCTTCGTCGCCAAGCCCGGTGTCGTCTTCAAGGTCGGAGTCCGAATCGCTCAAGCCGTCGCCAAGCGTCTCCAGGTCTTCCGTATCCTCTCCATCGGTCGAGCCCGCGTCGTCGTCAAGAACGGTCCCGTCTTCGTCCAGCGTATCCGCCGCGTCGGTACCGCCGAAGTGGCGGTCGAAGATGTCGTCGGGGATGGACGTGCCCTGCATGTCGCTCATCTGTGGTGCCTCTGTGCCGGATGATTGTGCCGCAGGGACCAGAGGTGGACCGTGCTGCGGGAACGGGGTGGAAACTGGTGACTGTGGATGCCTCGTGGGTGAGGATGTACGACAAACTGTTTTTGGTCGATACCCTTTGCTCTTGACTTACGGCATATAGGGATTAGATTGAACCACTGTCGAGCCGACAGTGGAAAGACAACCGAATCATATAAGAGCAAGCCGTGACGTACGAGCAACCCGGTATGGTCTAAGCGAGTTGAGTAACGGTAGTCACCCGAGTGCAGAACAAGCCGTATTCTAGTGAGTCACCCGAAGGCAGCGAGCGAGCCGTAGGACCCCAATTCACCCAGCGAAGGGCAGCGAGTCTAAGCAGTTGAGGCCACCGGAAGCATGCAGCGTCACCAATGGCCGTCAGGGACAGGTTCCCGCGCCCTGACGGCCGGACTCCTGGTCGTCGCGGGCGCGCTGGGCGCAGAGCCACTGGATCTGCTGCTCCATGTCGGAGAAGCGGGCCTCATAATTCCGGTCCAGCGCGTTCTGCGCATCCAGGGCGCGTTCCATGTCGGTACGGAGGCGCTGAGTATCCGCCTCGTTCTCGTTGGTGCGATACTCGGTGCGCGCCACGGCCACGAACACACCCATGGCCGGGAGGATGAAGGCAAGCACCCAGCGAGGGACACGCAGGTCGTTGTTGTAGTCGGATTCAGTCATGGCCCTGGAGTCAACCTTCACCGAAGTGTGCCACCATGCCAAGGTCATCTCCGTAGGTCGAAGCGAGCCGTAACGGCACGAGTCTCCCGTGGTACCCCAGCGAGTCGGCGTATCCAAAGCAAACCGAAAAAAGGGAACGATCCGAAGTATAGGAGCCACCCGTCGTATCGAAGCGAGTTGAAATTTCAGAGACGCCCGTATTGCAGGAACGAGCCGCAGCGAACGAGTAACCCTTTGGATAAAGAGCGAGCCAGCGTTTTTGAGACACCCGTCATCGACTAGCAAGCCGTGGTTCACGATACACCCGACGCTACTAGAGCGAGCCGTGCGAGCTGTGAGTAACCCGTAGCAGACTAGCGAGCCTAGCGCAAACGAGTAATCCGGTGCCCTCTAACGAGCCGTGCCACTTAACTCACCCTGATTGACCAGAACGAGCCGTGTCCGGGAAGCCACCCTTCTGTCCTTGAACGAGCCGTAGCGTTGGAGTCACCCAACTGCGAAGAACGAAGCGCAGGCCGCCTACATGGATGTAGGCGGCCTGCGCTTCCTCAGTTCAACAGCCCGCCTCCCGCAGCATCTTCAAGCCCCTGCTCCAGCATGTCCGCCTCGGCCCCCAACGGGTCCAGCGCGGCCCCCATGCCACCCATCGGCCCCGGCGCGGTTTCTCCGCCCTCCTGCGGCATCCCACCGGGCGCGCCTCCGGCCAGCATCATGGCCTCCTGCATGCGCTGCTGGTCGATGGCGGCCTTCACCGCAAGGAAACGCTGCTGCAACACCATCTGCGCTTCCTCCGGCCACTCCTTCCACTCAGCGCCGGCCAGCGTACGTCGATGCTGGCGGTAGTGCACGGCGAGGTTCTGCCACGGCTGCGGGATAACCAGCTCCGTGGGGTCGTCCATCCCGTCCATGCCGCCGAGCAGGCTGATCTGCTCCTCGATGCGCATGGCCTCGGCCACGTCGCCGTCCTCCGACTCGTACGCCGCCTCCAGCCCGCCGAGCTGGAGCGCACGGGCAAAGCGGGCCGGGTCGGGCCGCCCCGTCTCCGGGTCGTTGAACAGGACGGGGAAGCGCTGCGCCAGATCCATGATAACCGCCTGCCGCGCAACCTCGCTCCCCGGCCGGCTGCTCCCCGCCTGCGGGATGACGTCCACCGCGCCCTCCAGGTCGGAGGCGCGGAAGCTCTGCACCATGTAGCGGCGATCCGGCCCCGCGGCGTAGTACAGCCGCTCGTCCGTGTAGTTGTTCTTGATGAGGATGAGCCACGCACCGGCAAGGTCCGCCACCGCTTCCTCCGCGGAGGCGAGGAAGGGACCAAGGTCCGCGTCGTCTGCCTCCTGAAGCTGCATGATGGCAATGCCAGCCGTCACCCCGCCCGTGGTCCCGCCCTGCGACACCGCCCGCATCCCCGTCACCCGCTCGAAGTCTACCAGCAGGCGTTCCCGCTCCTGATACACGGACGCGGGGAGCGCCGGTACCGGCATGGGCTCCGGCTTGTACGGGTAGGTGTACCGCACCACCTCGCCCGGCTCCGTGGTGAAGGTGCCCTTCTTGATCCCCGCCTGATTGGGCACCGCGTACTTGCCGTTGGCGAACAGTCGATGGTGCTCCGCGATGCGGGCGGACAGCTCGTTGTATTCCCGGTTGATCGCGACCGCCGCCTCCAGCTTGCTCATGCCGTGGTAGCGGCCGGGCACGATGATGTCCTGCGTGTGGATCAGGCGGAACAGGCCGTCCGGCAGATCTTGCGGCTCCTCCAGCAGCACGTCGCCCACGCTCACCCAGTGACGCCCCTCCGGGAAGTCGGCGCACTGCTTCTCGTAGTAGAACTTCACCAGCGCCCGTGGCAGGCTCTTCTGCCGCTCGTCCCGCGGCGAGACGCCGAACTCGCTGCCGTCGCTCAGTCGCCCGTCCAGCATGCCGCTGAGGGTGGAGAGAATCCCCATGACCGTGGACAGGTCTTCCGCCTGCACCTTGGCCGCCGCCTCCGGCCAGCGCTTCGCGATCTCGCGCAGACTCATGGGCTCCGTGACGATGAACCACGTCACGTCCTCGTCGCAGGTAGCTTCCGGGTTGACGCGCACCTGGAACGGCGAGTAGACGCGGAAGTCCACCTCGCCCTCCTCCACCACGTGCGCCTTGGCCCCCGGACGCGGACGCCCATCCTCGCCCAGCATGGGTTCGCCCTCCGCGTCGTAGGGCACCGTCAGGATCTCGGTGGCCGGGACCAGCATCCCCGGCTCGTCCTCGCTCTCCACCAGCAGCGGCGTGACCCCGTCCGCCTCGTAGACCGGGCACTCCATCTCCGCCTCCAGCCGCTTGATGCGGCCGGCGCGGGGGTTCCAGAAGGGGAGCGCGTAGCCGTTGCCCGTGAGGATCGTCCAGCCGCAGAAATGACGGTAGCGGCGAGCCGCCTTCAGCTCCGTCCACTTGGCCTCGATCAGGTCATCCCCGAGCTGGGCCGCCTTCATGTCCTTGGGATCGGACGACGCCGGCACCACCTGCGTGGCCGGGCGGGTCTTCGTGACCTTGGCCAGATAGGTGTTGTAGAAGGGGAGGCAGAGATTGTAGGTGGGCTTCAGCTTCCAGAGCGGGTCGGTGCGGTCCACCCGGAAGCCGTCCCGCCCCAGCCGGTGCCAGTGCTGTCCCACCAGGAACAGCAGGTTCTGCTGCCACGCGAGATGGAGCGGGCGGAGGTACTGCGTCTGCTCATCCCACAGCGCGGTCAGGTACGCGGCATAGGCGCGACGGGCGGTGTCGTTCCAGCCCGCGGTGCCGGGCAGCACGGTGGGGTACGGAGCCGGGCCGTGGTCGCCTACGGGCGTGGTGAGGTCGTTGTGCTCGTGCAAGGAAGGACGCTCTCCGGGTGGACGGCGCCGCGGGCTGGCGGTCGCCTCGCTACCCGGAGAGCGTAGTGTGTGTGTTGATTTTGGGGTAGATCTGAGCCCTCGCCTGCCAGTGAAAGAGTGGAGGGGGCGGGGGTCAGTAGCAGGAGGCGCAGCGGCCGTTCTCGTGAATGGACGACTCGCTCATTGCAAACCCGCAGTCGGCGCAGAACCCGTAGCCGGTAGGCAGGCCACGGACGCGAGAACCACGTACGCCATAGCCATCGAGCGGGTAGACGGTCGCCTCGTGATGCGGGCGCTCGCCACAGCGGCGAGCCTCAGCCTTGGCGTCCGTCGCGCTCTCCGCGAAGACCGCGATCCGGATGTGTGCCCCTCCGTCGTTCACCGATACGCTCCACGCCCGAAGTCCCGTCGTCATGCTCATGCTCCGCCTGCGACGTGCTGTGGGTTGGTTGACTTCACTGTACCTAAGTTAACTTGGGCTATATGAGAAGTCAAGGGCCACGTTACGACGCGTCGCTAGTTCATGGACCTGGCCCGCCTTCATGGGGCGGCACGCGACGATTGGCCGCGGATGGATGGAGCTTCCCATGATTATTGAAGTTCGGAGCGACGCGGTATCGGTCGCTGCCTCCCGCAGTAGTCGCAGATGCCGGTCGCCGGCCACGTGCGCTTCACCGTGTGGTCGTCGTAGGCAATCTCCACTGCACCCTCCGACGTGATGTACCACGACTCCCACCCGTTGACACGGCGTTTCACCGTGATGTAGGCGTTCCGCCCGCAGTGGGGGCCGCGAACGCACCCACGATCACTGACACACAGATGACGATCAGGTTCTCCATCATGCTGCTTTCTCCTTCGGCTGCTGCGGATGTATGACGAATAGGCTCCTTCCCCTCACCTGCACCGGCTCTCTCAGCGGGACACGCTCGTGCACCTCCCCGAGCAGCGGGGCCAGCAGCCGCAGCGCTCCCGTTGTCAGGATGACGCATCCCTGCGCTTCCAAATCCGCAAGCACCAACTCCACCGCGTGCCTACGTCTCTGCCTCTCCGGTACGTTCGCCACGTCCTCCACGGTGACTACGCAGAGTCGGGAGGAGGCGTCCGCCAATTGATGGGCTCCGGCGCGTACCATTCGCCTTCCTGCTCCTCGCCCTCGTGAACCACTGCCGGCTCCGCTTCTGGCATGGCGATGAAGCCCTCCCGCTGCATGCGCATCACTTTCTCCAACGTAGTGGCGCTCGCCTCCTTCTCGGCCCGCGACAGGTCGCGCCACAAGGCCCACAACTCCCGCTCCCTTTTCTCTGCCGACTGCAACAGCTCGCTCACGATCTTGTTCCGGCGCTGGTTCTCGCGACGCGCCCACTCCACCGACAACGTAGCCGCCAGCATCGAACCCAGCATCACCGCCACCATGATCCACTCGTCGCTCATCTTCATCCTCCATCATCTCAGGTGGAAATTCGCGTACATCCAACAGTACGTACGGCGCCAGAGTCTCTACCGCCAGACTGCCGCTGTAATGCCACACCACATCCACATGGGACACGCCTTCCGCGTCCTCGTGATGTACAATCCACGGACGAAGCGGAAGGCTTGGACCCTGGTTCACCGTCCCTGCTGTGCACCGGAGGGGGCGGGCGAGACGCACGTGAAGCCGGAGCCGTCCGGCAAGGTGTAGTCGGAGAGCAGGTCTTCGCGCTCGCCTTTCGTGGCGCGACGTAACCCGTGCTCCGATTTGGCACGGTCCAGCATGACGTGCGCGCGCCGGATCGTGCTGTGTGCAGCCTCGCTCCCCACGGGGGCGGCTGGGGTGGGCAGGCAAGACAGCACTTCGATGCACAGCGCCTGCGCCCACGTGTGGTGCGGGAACTCTTCCGTCTCGTCGGGATTGCGAGCCTCGTCCACCATCCGGCGCACCAGCGCGCGCACCGCCTTGTACATGCCGCCGGTGCCCAGCACGTCGTACCACCACGGGCTGCCGTCCCCCCACCACTTCCGCGGCTCCGTGGCGGGCGTGTCCTCTCTCACCGTCTCGTCCGTGGGCATCAGCGGCCTCCATCGGGGTTGGGGGTGCGGCGAGCGTCATCGCTCACGCGACTCTTGCAGCGAGTCTCCCGGCGGGCCGACTGCATCGCAATCCCAGCATCCGCTTTGGTACTGTATGCTCTCGCCGGAGTCGATGCTCGATGAGGCGTAGTCGGCCTCGACGTCCGTCCCGCCGCAGAACGGGCACGGCTCCATCGCCTCTGCGTCCTCCTCGCTGGCGCGCGTGTGCACCCCGCCGTCCGGGTGGGAGGGGGTGCCGTGGAGCGTTGCCAGCTCCCGCGCGTACTCCGTCGTGGGCTCCACGACCCCCACGTACTCGTCCACCACGTGCGCAAGCGCCTCTTCGTAGACGGCGCCGTGGTGCTTCTTCAGGTACGCGGCTACCGCCCGATGATGCAGCAGGCCGTTGCGCTCCTTCGTCTCGTTCTCAGCCATGGGCGGCTCCGTCGATGAGGGCGGCGATCGCTTCCAGCGTCTCCAGGGGGAGGGCGCGCCACGATTCAGGGCGCATCCCGGCGAGCTTGGACGCGACCCGGTCGTGGGCGATCTTCTGACGCAACTCCGGCGTGGGCTCCTTGATGGTGGGGAAGCGATACCCCTTGCCGCCGACCTGCCGGCCATCTGAACGCCGAAACTTCGTCGCGCCCACGGCGACCTGGGTCGCTGACGCCCGCGTGATGCGCTCCAGCGACAGCCCCGACCACGGCCCGGAGACGACCACCTCGTCGCCCTCCTTCAGCGTCTCCAGCCAGTCAGCCATGATCGGCCTCCGTGGTGATGGGCCATGGCAGCGCGCACTCGGGCTGCCCAGCCAAGAGGCGGGCCACGTCGTCCGTCGGGTTGATCCGTCCGTGACGCGACCGTTCGAGAGAGGTGGGCAGCCAGGTCCCATCCCAGCACTCCGGCAGGTGATCCCACGCCCACACGGTGCCGTCTGCATCTACCGTGAGGAAGCGGGTCCACTCGGGCACGCCGCACTCCTTCGTATCGATCTCGCTCATCGTCAGTCTCCGGTCAGGGTGCGGGCGCGGAGGATCAGCGCGTCGAGGCGGGCGCCTAACTCATCGCTGTCAACGTCGCGGTCGTCGGTCTCCAGCCACTCGCCCACCGTGGGCAGCGCCGCCAGCTCCTCCACCAGCGCCCGCAGGTCCGGCTGTTCGCGTAGGGCGGCGGCGGCGCGGCGGTAGCGGGTGGCAGAGAGCTCCAGCATCCCGCGCATCGAGGAGGCCGGGAGTTTGCCGGCTTCCTCGCGATCCAGCGCGGACATCCCCTCGAACCATTCCACCGCTTTGTCCTGCACCCGCTCCTCCGTTGTCGTCTCGCTCATCGTCATGCCTGAAGGTGGGGGTCAGGCGAGGGGGCGAAGGTGCTCGCGGAGTAGATCCCACTCGCGTCCGGCTCGCGACCCCGAGAGAAGCAGGACCGTCACCCCGTTCGATCCTCGCCAGCCTTCCGGGGTCCAGACGAGTTCGCCGGAATCGTGGACCACCACGCATTCGGAGCCGTTCAGCGTGGAGTTCGCGTATCCGGCCGTGGCCTCCACGACCATCAAGCCGCCTATCGCCTGTTTGCTCATCTCCGTCTGCCCTGTGGCTGGTGGGTTGGTTGACTTCACTGCACCTAAGCTAGCTTATGCTGGATGCGAAGTCAAGGGTCTTGTTCAATCCGCTCCGCAAGCCGCTCCCGGTGTTCACGGACCCGGCGCTCCCGCGCCGTCTCGCCACGCCTCTCCTGCGTCACCAGCTCCGGGGGTGCCACACGCGCAAGGGTCGCGTAGCGTTCACCGTCCAGCATGTGCATACCTCCAGCCGTGTTCTTGTCCGGACCCGGCGTGTGCGCCTCATAGGGCTTGGGCTTCTTCCAGCGCAGATTCTTCATCTCCCATAGCAGGCGCGATCCAGCCATGAATTCGCCCTCGTCACTGGCGTCCGCCCCCGGCCGCAGGTGCACCCATTCGCTGTACAGGTTGTCAAAGATGTACCAGCGCGGCTCGCCCACGGGGCTAGGATCGTCCCGGTGCACCTGCGGCGGCGGCTCTCTGCGTGTGCTGGGGGCCAACAGGTTTTGCAGCATGCGAATGCCCGCGTCCACCGCCTTTAGCTTCTGGTCGAGCTGCGCGAAGATGAGCCGGGCGCCGATCTCCGCCGCAGCGGCGTTCAGCTCAATGCTATCTTGGAGCGCGGCGGTGTCGATGTAAATGGTGAGCGTGGCGTCCCGGTCCTCGTTGAGCCACGGTAGCACGGGGGGATAGAACCGGCTCCGGGTCTTGCCCTCCTCGTCGGTGCTCTCCACCGTACGGCCCCTGGTGAGATCGCGCCACACCGCGGACACCCGCTGCTCCGCTGTCTCCCCGCTGCCGCTGAAATACTCGTACACGGTGTACACGCGCCCCGTCTCGTCCATCGCCTTGATGACAAGGGCGAAGTAGTACGCCGAATCGCAACCACCCCACACCTCGTAGTACTGCGGCACCTTGAAGGCAGGGATGACGTGCACCGCCGGGTCGAAGTCCGCATACACGCCCCCGGTGCGGCGCTTGTAGATGCCGAAGACGCGTACCATCCGCTCCGCCGGGTCTTTGTAGCGGCGGGCGAAGCGGAGTACCTTCTCGCGGTCCATGTGGGGCACTTTAATGCGACCCACCCCCATGCTGGCCCGATCCCGCTTCTCCAGTGCTTCGTCGTACTCCGCCAGCCCGCCTTCGATCACGTACACGTCCGGGTTGTCGCCCCCCTTGTTGCCGGCGGGCAGGTACAACCCCTCCTCCATCCAGCCCAGCCCGTTGACCGGCGTGACGGTGATGTAAATCTGCCCGCCCGTGGTCGCCACGCGGGCGGCGGCCTCGTTGAAGTGCTCCTCCGGCACCGGCTCGTCCAGGTGGATGTGCCCCACCGCGTCACCCGTCCAACTCGTTGCGGCCTGCTCGTACGACACGAACCAGATCCGGCAGACGCCGCCGTCCACCCGCCGGATCGTGGCGCACTTGTGCTGCTCGCTCCAGTGCACCAGCAGGCGAGGGGGAACGAGAGAGAGGAAGATCTTCCGCGTCACCTTCTCATAGAAGGGGAAATCGGGGAAGCCAGACCACAGCGTCTCGATGAGCGGCACCCGCTTGTACGGGTGCACCCCGTGGGCTCGCCAGATGTTGTCAATATGTGCGATTGTCGTGTTGTGGGTAACAATGCAGTTCTCCACAACATAGGTACGCTCCGGGTGCGCCACCTCTATGCAGACCTGCTCGGTTTCTCCGGCGGGATCGATGCGAACCAAGATGCGTTCTTTGGTAACGCAAGGGTTTCTCTGGCGCGCCAACTTGCGGGAAAGCCTGAATAAAGGCACGTCGTGGACGCGTATGTTGACGCGGTACGACTCCCGTCCCAGCCGTTTTTCTCCTTTGTACGTGTACGATGTTCTGCGTACTCCCATAACCGCAGTACCACCCAACGACTGAGCCAGGAAAACAACCGCATCAGCCAGACACTTTGATGTAGAACTAAACTCAATCTGCCCATTCTTTAGCGCCGATCCATCCGTGTCCATCAGTCCTTGCAAGAGCGCAAGTCGCTGAGGGGCGTCGTTGTACAAATAGCAGTCGGGGACGTGTTTCTCCCATGACCGCTTGCCCATCAACCCCAGCCCCCGCAGGGACGCAGTCAACGGGTTTGAACGAACGAAGTCCCCCTTCGCGTTGCGCGCATACGGGGCCGGTATACTCCAGTCGCAGTTTGTTCCTTTGACTTTTTGCAAACTGACGCCATCAGGAAGCAACCTGCGCACCTCTTCCAACAATTCATCATCAACGCTGGAAAGCCTAACCGCATCTTTGCTGATCCCACCGTCGCCCAACAGCACGCCCATCAGATACGGGTCTACCGGCACGTCGCAAGCGGGCAAGCGCACAGCCCCTACGGCGGGTATGCTGAACCTCTGAGGCGGCTTGGGCCGCATGCCGCCGGGGCTACTCAGAATGTCACGCAGCGAGTACACACCCCATTGCATGTAGCGCCGACCAAAGCTCTGCTTGCCAGTGGCGTTCGGGTTGGCTTTGACAAAGCGAGCCTGCGGGTCTTTGGCCTTCCACAAATGGTCCAAGCCGCAACGGGTAGAGGCGCCATCGTTGAAAGTAAGCCGGTACACCGGCTTCACACCTTGGGGATAGACCCCTACCACAGGAGTAGGCGTGCCATCTCCAGCTATCACCAAGTCACCCACGCACAACTCTCCCATCTCACGCCATCCGCTCGGCGTGAGTACGGGAGTGTCTACCGGCATCTCCTTCCCGTACCGATTTGAGGCGATATTCAGGACAACGGGGTAGTCCGCAATGCAGTATTCTTCCTGTCCCTCGTGGGGGGTAAACGGAAACTCGGCGGGACGCAGCAAATCCCGCCGAGGAGCCCACGGAGATACCAGATCGTCAATCGCGCTCACGGATTACTGCTTGGATTGAATGGGGGGGGGATTGTTCTAAAGGAGGCGGTTGCGTTCATGCGGCGGTACGATCCCGTACCTGCGCCACTTTCGTCGCTCCGCTGTCCGCTCCACGACGTGCAGCGCCACGGTGAGCAGCAGCGCCGGGGTGCAGAGCCCCAGCAAGACGACGATCCAATCCCATAGAGTCGTGTTCATGGCTCTTCCGCGATAGCCGGTTGTGTCGGGTTCTCCGAATGGTGACGGCAGCCCTGATGCTCAAAGGTAAGCAGGCCGGCGCGGTGGGACACAGGGTTCATACATACGCCCCAATCAGAACTGCCGCGCAACTCCGCGAACCAGATGCATCCCGTGGAGCAATCGCTACCCCACTTTCCGTTGCCCTCCCGGTCGTCCCTGCCGTACGGCTGGTAGTCTTCAGGCAGATCCTTCACAACACGCTTCGCCGCGATGTGTGTGACCCGCGCCGCCATGGGCATTTGTGATTCATCCAGCATCGCTCACCTCCATCCGATGTGCAGGTGGGTCGCGACCCAGATCAGGCCGCCCACGATCGCCGCCCCACCGACGAGGGCGAACACGAGCACCGCGTAGATGACTCGCATCCGGGGCATAAAGTCGTAGTCACCCATCGCTCACCTCCATGAGGTCGGACAGGTCGATCCCCTGCCAGGCGCAGTAGCAGCGGGCGATGGCTTCCTCATCCGAAGACCCCTCTGCGACGTACACGCCCTCCGGCGTGTAGGCTGAGAAGATCCCCGGCGTGAGGGCGTACGTCCCGCCGCCGGCTCGCATCTCTTCCACCAGTTCGCACACGTCGCACCAGTCCTGCGGCCAGCGGGGGACGACCGTGGGGCCCTCGTCGGCGTGCAGAGTCCCCGTCAATCCAGTCGTCGGACCACCCCAGCTCCACGGCGGGCTGCGCTGCAAGTCCGTGTAGCCCTTGCGCACCGCGATCCGCCGTTGGATCTCCAGCAGCACCTCGTCCCTCGTCATCTGCATCCGTCCTTTCCCAGCAGGCGGCGCACGGCGATAACGAATCGATCCCACCGCGTGGTCTGCCACGTAAGCTCGCGATACCGGCGCAAGAAGCGGCGCTTGGCCTTCGCGTGGCTCCACGGACGGCGCACGAACAGGTGCGAGTAGGGGGCATGGCTCAGACTCCATCCCTTGACGCGTCCGGGGCCATCCTGCGGCATAAGGTCGCGCGCCTCCGTCGCCAACATGCGCTCATCGGCGGTGACGACGCAGGCGGGCATCTTGTAGCGGCCCAGTTTGGACCGATCACCAAGCCCGAATCGGTCCTCCACGCAATCCATCAACTGCGCCTCCATCTCCGCGTACCCCGCCAGCGATGCTCTGGCCGGACGGGGCACATCCACCAGATACGCCTCGCTGGCGTCGTGCAGCAGGCCGTCCAGCGCGTACCTGCCGCAGCACTCGTACGACACGTGCACGCAGTGCTCAGCCACGGAGTAGTGACGACGAACATGGCCCCCGAACCTGCATTGTAGAGAGAGCGCGTGCGCGATGTCTTCGATGTCGAAGTCCCCGGAGCGGGGATCAGCGGGATAATACCTGCGTCCGCTGCTGGTGCACCCCCAATCACCTACTCGCTCGCGCTCCTCGGTATGAGCATCCGCCTTGGCCGTCACGGCACCGGCTTCCCGCTCACCACGTAGTCCAGCCCCAGCCCCATGGCGCCACAGATGCGCTTCAGCGTCCCCACCTTGACGCTCTCGATGGGACGCTTTCCCTTCTCGATGGAGCAGAGGTGCGTCACCGACATGTCGGCCGCCTCCGCCAACTCATCCTGCTTCATCCCCCGTAGCGCCCGCGCCGCCTTGATGCGGTTGCCGGGGGTGGACGTCTCGCTTGCCATTTTTATCTTCTCTCCCTCGCTGATGATACAAAATGTCATCCCAACTAAATGTAGTGCGCGGACGCAAGAAGTCAACAGGGATGAAGCCGTATCCACGTCTCACGTAGCACACCGCCGGAACCCTTGCAACCGTCACTCTCTTGCCCATCATCAACCACCATCCTATCTTGTGGGCCGTCTCTTGTTTTAGCCACGGACTTGCATCTCTCGCCACAAAAGGAGCAACAGAATGAAGTACACGCGCATCAACTTCGGGATCGCAGCCTGCGTCGCCGCCTTCTCGCTGGCAGCCTGCAACGACACCCCCACGCACGCCCGCGGCTGCTCGTCTCCGGACACCTGCGACGCCAGCGCGAACGGCGTTCTCGGCGGAGGCGGCGGACGTACCGACACCATCCCGCAGCCCTCCAGCATGGGCGACTCCACCGGCGTGCTCGGGGGCGGCGGAGGGCACTGAGCCTAGATCGGGGTCCGGTAAAATCCAGAGGGGCGGCAAGGCGCCGCCCCTCTGGATTTACTCGCCTTCGTAATTAGCAAGAGCGGCGCGCACCTGCGCCATCCGCTCGCGAAGGTCAGCCACCTCTTGCGCGAGCGCTAAGACCAAGTTGTCACCGATACAGTCCCTCCACGGCACGCCGTGACGCTCCGCCCGCACCGATCCATCCACTCGCTGCTCCACAGCATATTCGCCCACCACCACGCGCAACCTCGCTTCTCCCATTTCTCCTACTCCTCTTGTTCTGGTGGATTGTCCGCGTAACGCACCCACGCGCAGCCGCCCTCGCATGTATCCCCGTGGTAGCACTCCAAGCAGTCCCCACACTCATCGCAGAAATCCTTGCCACACTCCGGGTCACCCTCAGCGTCGCGCACCCACTTCCCGGTATCGCGATCATAGATGTGGCAGATCATCTGTCACCTGTTCCTCCAGTTGATTGTCCAGCGTCAACCCGTGAACCTGCACCACGCCCAGCCGCACCATGATCTCGTCGGCACGGTCTTGCACGATGGGCTCACGGCGCCGTGACGCGATGTGCCGCGCGCTAGCCGCGTAGTCCATCGCCTCACCACGGCGCCCCATCATCTCCGCGCCGCGGGCCACGTCAAGCATCTGTAGCGCCACCCCCTCCTCCGCACCCGCCAGCTTGTCCACCGCATAGTCGAAGCGGCGCCGCGACGCCTCGTACCAGCGCTCGTGCTGGAGCGTACCGGCCGCGAACGCCTGCGAGGCGAACAGCACCATGCGCTCGAACGGGTTCTGCGCGTAGAAGGCCGCCTGCGCCGCAGTCTGGTAGAGAAAGCGCGCATCCGTCTCACGCCGCAGCAGGCGCAGATAGGACAAGTCCTGCACGAAGGCGAACAGGCCAGAGGGGGAGTCCCGCCAAATGTCCATCCGCACCACCGCATGCGGCGAGGCGGTTCCCTTGTCGTTGAGCTGCATGGCCTCCACGAAGCAATCATGGTGCGCCGGTCCCAGCCATTCCGCCAGCCGGTTGCTCTCCGCCTCCCGCAGCGCGCTGCGGTAGGCCATGTACGCCTCCTCGTGCTCGGCGCGGTAGCGGTGCATGCGACCCACGCACGCGCGACTCTGGTACATGGTTTCCCCGTCCCCCACCGCGTTTGCCAGATCGTACGCCTTCTGCGCCATCTTGCGGCACAGGCCCACGTCCGCGATGGAGCGCGCCATCCGCGCATGCTTCAGCGTCCGCCGCGCCTCCTCGAACTGCTCCGGAACCTCCTGGATCATGTCGCTTCCTCGCATCGGGACCGGACCCTTCCCATTGACGGGTGATGGCTGCCTGACTTTCGATACAAGATAACTTCCGCGCACCTATCCGGTCAAGGATTATCGGAGCTGGCGACTACCGGGAGCGAATGCTTCAGCCGCGGTGCGCACCCGCCCCATGGACTCGGCGTCATAACCCCAGCGGTTTCCGTCGTAACACCCCTCGCCAAAGAACCAACGGGGCACGGGCGTCGAGTGGCAAACGTACCGACGTAGCGCGATGATGAGGGCGCGCAGCGTTCCGCCTTCCGAGAAGCCCCGCCACCGTCCTTGCTCGTAGTGGGTGTAGACCAGCTTTCCGCTGTACTTGTCGCGGAGCCATACTCGTCCACGAGCGTCAATCTCCAACTGAGAGACACATCCCTCGTGGTGGAAGAACTGACGACCACAGGAGGCGATAAGCCGTATGAATTCGTTGGCCTGCTCCAGCCGGGCGCTCTTCTCGGCCCGCTCCTTGTGGGTGCTCAACTTACACCAGTCCCCTTCGAGTTGAGCACCGCGTTGACGATCTCCTCCTGCAAATTCGCCAGCTCGTCCAACACCTCCTCCGCGGGCACCCCATGTCGCGCGCCGAAGGCGAGCAGGCGCCGCCGGTTGATCTCCAGCAGCGTTTGCGAAAACAGGCGGACGGCGCCGCCGGAAAGCGTGTCCTGCGCCGCCTTCACGCGCGCGATTTCCGTACGGGCCAGCTTCGCCTTCAGCTCCACCAACGCGTCGTATCGCTCCGTGGCCGCCGCCCTCTCCTTGTGCCACTCAGCAATCTCCTTGGCGCGCTGGCGGTGCTCGGCCTCCCTCGCCTTGGCCGCCTCCTCCCCGTGCACCTCCGGGTTCAGCATGGGCAGATCCAGCGGCTCCGGACAGGGGGCGGGATCGTCCAGCACCTCCACGGCGGCGGAAATCAACTCCTCCGTAATCTTCAGCTCGGGGTGGAGCGACAGGTAATCCATGTCGTCCAGCCGGTCGTGGTAGCCCGCGAGCCGCCCCCGCAGCGTGTACCGGGACGCGGTGCCGTTGCGATAGGCGGGGCTCGCGATCCCGGCCAAGCTGTGTCCGCCATGGTTCCGGCAGGCCGGGCGTCCATACCGCGGGTCGCCATCCAACCTGCTCGTCTGGATGGGGCTGCGGACCATGCAGGGTTCATCGAAGCGGTTGCTCCGCCCGCAGACCTTGTAGCCCATGCGTCCGTCACACTCCTCGATCCAGGACACCCACTCCGCCGAACCGGGCTCCAGCCCGTGTCCCACCCGCTCGGGGAAGAGTGGCCCCCGCGGGTCCGTCAGCGCGGATGGCCTCACCATTCCTCCCGGTTGATGAGCGACACGAGCTTTGTCGCCTCTTCCAATCTCACCCCAGCGACCACCATCGCTTCCCCATGATTCACGTTGTACAGTCCATCCGGTCGGCAAGGGGAAATCCAAGCCCTCGCCAAGGCGCGTCGCGTAGCCAGTTCCCGCTCTTCCTCCAGCAGATCGTCCAGTGCTTCCGCCGGAGACGCAGGCTCCTTCAGGTCGGGCATGGCCGCGCGCATCTCCGCGTTGTAGCCGTTGTGCCGCTCGCGGATGGCGGCGAGTGCGGCGTACGCCTCGCTGTGGTCCTCCCCCTGCACGGGAGCGGAGCGGAGGGCGGCGATCTCGCGTTCCAGCCCCTCTCGCTTCATCGCCTCGTGCAGGAGCTGGGCGTGCAGCGTGTCGATGTTCCGACGCAGGCGGGCCCGCTCCGTCCCCGTGAACTCCGGTGACTCCTCCCTCTCCCGCGCGTCTCCCTGCTGGGAGGGGGAGGCCACCGCGCGAGCAATGCGATCTAGCAGGTACGCGCCGCTGAAATGCTGGGCCCTTGTCTCAATGAGCACTGCACCAATGCGGTCGCGCAACATTGATAGCGACTGCTTACAGTATGCATCCGCGCTGGCCCTGCGTTGAGCCTCGGTGTGTGCGGGATACGAGGCTCCGTCCTCGGCACCGGCAACATAGGCGTCCCAGATGGATGACCACCCGAATTGTGGTTGCTGCTCGATCATCGCTGCCACCTCCCCGTCCCCCTGCTTTGCACCGGGCGCGTCCTCCCTCACCGTCTCGTCGTCAACCATTCTCTCCCCCTTTGTGATATTTGGCGTGCAGGGCCGCCGCCCGCTCTCGCTCCCGCTGCCTGCGCGCCTCTGTCTCCGCCTTGATCCGGTCGTCGTCGGCCACCACTCGTGCGGCAAGCGACCGAGCCAACCCAACCTCACCACCGTCGTACGGTACATACGGTTCCGCTGGTTTGGCCGAACCAAGTAATCCCCTGTAAAAATTCACCGGCTGAGACGGCGCATAGCGAATCACCTCGCCGGGCCGTGAACCCAGCAACCCCACCGACGCAAGTCCTTGAGCCCGCAGCGTAGCGTCCAGCACCGCGTCTTCTACGTAAAACTTCCGGATGGCCTTCTCCCGTCCCTCGTCTATCGATACCGCCGTGACCTCCTTCGTCTCCCGCTGCCAGAACTTGCGGTGCAGGCCCGCGAGACAGGACACCGGCCACAGCAACCAGCGCAGGGAGAGGAGGCGCACGTTCACGCCTCCCACCCGAATCTCCAGCAGATACGCGCCAGCCATCAGTCGATGTAGCCGTTGGCCCGCCGCACCCGACGCACCGCCTCGGGGATGCTGTCCGCATACTCTCGTTTGTCACCCTGCACCGCCCATACTACCGGGGGTACGCCACGGCTCACCGTCACCGTGGGCTCATCGCTCGCCACGGTCACATACTCGCTCTCGTCAATCTCGCTCATCGTCATTGCTTTGGTGTCCGTTTGGTTACGTTCAAGACGTACGGGTGACTCTACACCTACCGACTCGTTCCCGATATTCGGGTTACTCACTTGACACGGCTCGCTTCGCACGTTTCGGGTTACTGCTCATCCTCGACTCGCTCACCACATACGGTTGACTCACAGTAGCAGGCTCGCTTCCAAGATACGGGTCACTCAAATTCGGCGGCTCGCTCACACACTCCGGGTTACTATTCGGTCACGGCTTGCTCGTGAACCACGCCACCATCGCGACTTCCGGGGCCACGGCCAGATAAACACTTACTCCAGCCTCGGCGAGTGAATAGCGATTGTAGCGCGCCTCCCGAACATCTGGCATCTCCCTCAACGCCTCTGGGCCAACAATCACAGCAGCAAGCCGGGGTGGCACCACATAACGAAACATGACGTCTGGCCCGAAACTTACCCATCGCCAATCCACAACGTCATAATCGATAGCACCGTCCAGAACCAGCGCAGCGGCAACCGCGCGTACGTCCCTTGGTACCCCTTCGCGCTCATCGGCAACCGCAGACTCCCACATCTGCCTGATGGTGCGACCAGTCAACATGTCGTAATCGTAAATCTGCGGGACCACCGCGGCGATCTTCACGCCGAAGGCGTGCAGTTCCATCCCGTGCCACGATTCGACTATGCCACACCCGTCCACGATAGCCATCGCTCAGTCCCGCCCCACCATCTGCCACGGTCCCACGTACGACGCCTCGGAATGGCCCAGCACGGTGATGGCGTAGGGCTGACCCACCGGCAGGCCCAGCGCTTCCCGCCACACTTGCCAGAGATGCGACAGGAAAAGCTTCTCCGTCTTGCGCAGCGCCGTCAGGTGCTTGCGCCCGTCCGCCCAGCCCACGCGCTCGCGGTCCAGCTTCGCCCGCTCGGCGCGGTACACCTGCTCGTACTTGCCCCGCGGCACCTTCAGGAAGCCAGTGCCTACCAGATACATCTGCTTCTTCACGTAGGCGTCGTAGGTGGACTTCTGCCCGCGCGCCGGCTTGGGCTGGGCCGCACGCACACCGTCCTCCGGGCCGGCCACCTTCACCAGGGCGCCGGTGCACGAGGCGGTGCTTCCGAGCGCCTGATGCTTGCCGGTCACGTTGTAGCCCACCGGCCAGTCGCGCGTCATACCGCAGGCGGCGCAGGCGTAGCGCTCGCCGGGCACCGTGGCGAGGCCCGCGTACGCCCAAAACGCGGACGCCGTGGTCGCCTTCCTCGGGTCCAGCCGCGCCAGCAGCTTGCACGCGAGCGTAGGCCCGATCCCCTTCACCTGCGACAGCCACGGCCAGCAAACGTGTTCTTTCAGCGCACGCTCCATCTCCTTGCGAAGCTCCTGCTCCTCGGACCACGCGCGGTGGTACATGCGGCCCAAGATCGGCACCGGCCCGCTCTCCTCGCCGCTGGCGATGGCGCCCAGCATCTCCTCCACTCCCGCGATCTCTTCCGTCCCCTCACCCCACGTCTCGTCACGGCCCTGAAGCACAGCGCGAATCTGCTCGCCGCACCCGATCCGCTTCCGCTGCGCCTGCTCATAGCCGTCCGCGAGGAATCGCAGCATGCGGTCGTTCTCGGACTGCGGGGGCGCCTCGGGGGCGGAGGACGGGAAAGAATCCAGATCAAACTCGCCACGGGCCGTCCTTTCCTCCATCTCCATGGCAAGACCCGCAACAAAAGCAGAATGCCTACTCTGCGGATACTGGCTCCACGTCCGCAGTTCCTCCAGCCCCTTCTTGCCGAATCCGCGAATCAGCAGCAGCGCTTCGTCCGACAGTCGCGCAGCCGCGCCGGGTGTGGCAAAGCCTTCGCTGCGCAGCGCATTGGACGTACGCGCCGACAGATCGGCCCAATCCTCGTCCCTCCCGGCCACGGCGGCTCCGTGGCGCGACGAGAAGAACGTCACGTCCGTACGCTCCCCGCTTGCCAGCTCCTTCAGCGCTTCCCTCTCGATGGTGCTCATCTTCGGTTTCCTTGCTTCCGGTTGGTAGTATACAAATTGCACTGCGACATAACCAACTTACATCACTGCATAACTCAGCGCAAGTGTCTCGTTACTGCGGACCTGCCATCGTGGATGCCGCGGTCGGGGAGGCGGGGTGCAGGGGCGCCAGCAGCAGCGTGTAGGGCGGCGAGCCCTCCGGCACTGCGGCCGGGGTGATGATGAGCGGCTGGCCGGGATGGCCGGGCAGGTCGATCCGCACCTTGTCCCCCGGCACCTTGTCCAGCAGGGCGAGCATCTGCTTGGCGTTGATGCCGCAGGTGAAGTCCGGCCCGTCGCCCTCCACGTCCACCAGATCGCGCGCGCGGCCGTTGCGGGTGGCGCTGTACAGGTGCAGCTCCTTGGCATGGCACACCGCGAAACGGACCGGGTGGATGTCCTCACCACTCGCCACAACGTCCATTCGCATCAACGCTTCGATCAGCGGCTTGCGCTCCACCTCGATCCAGGAACAGAGCTGCTGGCGCGCGCGGTTGAACACGTCGTCCACGGCGGAGGGGAACAACTCGGCGAGCGTCTTGGCGTGGTACTCCCGGTCGCCGGCCCGGAATGAGGCCCAGCCCTTGTGCACGGAGACTCCCACCGAGTCCAGCGGCTCAAAGAAGCGCTGGATGTTGGCGACGGACGGAGGCAGCAGGCTGATTTCGGTCCCCGGCTCCGGCTGCCGGCCGCCCTCGTACGGAACCTGAAGCTCCGCGAACACGGCGCTGTCCCCGGCGATGACCTGCATGTGCGTGGGCTTGAAGCGCAGCGCCATCCCCAGCAGCGCCGGCCGTCCCATGTCCGGGGTCGCAACCGCGAACGCCACGTGGTCCGCGGCGAGGTGCAGGTACTCCCCCGGCACGTACAGGATCGGGTCGTCCGGGGCGCCACCCACCGGCGGGAAATCGTCCACGTCCATCTGCGGGATCTCGTACCGACTGCGGCCCACAGCGATTGCCACCATCCCCTTGCCCTCCACCGCGAACGACACCTCCAGCCCGCTCGGCTTGCGCAGCGCCTCCGCCAGCATGTGCGCGCCCAGCAGCAGCCGTCCCGGATGGCGTACCGTCGCCGCGACCCGCACGCGGGCGGCGGTCTGGATGTCCGTCCCGGTCAGCGTCACGTACCCTCCGGACGCCTCGATGAACACGCCCCGTCCAGCGGTGATGGACAGGCGGGGGTTGATGCTCCGCATCACGAGGGCGAGGGCGGACGAAAACGAACTCGCGTTGGCTGTGAATTTCACCGCTTCCTCCTTTTCATGTCCGCCGCTCCCTCCATCAACCACGCGCCGATAGCGATCAACCAGCACAACGCCCACACTACTAGCGGAATCCAGACCGGAGACAACACCCACCACCACGACCAATCCAGATTCCCGCTCACCTTCATCCCCACCACCGCGCCCATCACACTGCCAAGCAGTGCCCTTGTTATGATTCCATCAACGCCAAACGGGTTCGCGCCGTCGTGCTTCCATTTATTCATCTTCCCCTCCCCCGTCGCCAACCACAACATCGTCATCCTTCAACGGGATCGCCTGCCCGTACTCCGTCCTGCACACTCGCTTATACCCGTTGCATTCCATGTTGGACAGCAGGATTCTTTCGTTCGGATCCGCCCTCTCTCGGATTTCCTCCACCGTCTCCTCACGCCCGTGCATGGTCCATGGCGAGCACACCTTCCATTCGCCCGTAAGCTCTCCGGATTCTCCTTCCACCTCCTCGCGCTCCACCAATCGATATCCGAAGGTGTGCGGTCGCTTACCGGTCAACCCTCCTTCGGGAAACTTCACATAGCTGTTTTCGGAGAACAGCAAGCCCGGATGCAGATACTCCACGTATCGAACGATCATCTGTCTCGTCTCCCTTTAAGAATCTCACGCCGCACGTGCGGCCATGCGCGCCAGCAACTCCTGCATCATCCCGCGGTCCTCCTCGGCAGCGTCCCCGTCCGTGGCGGCGGACACCTCCTGCCGCCTGCGATCCAGGATCGCCATGATGTCCTCCTCAATGGTCCCCTCCGCCAGCAGATACCAGTGGTTCGCGGGATCGGGCTTGTCGATGTGCCCCACCCGCATCTCCAACTGGTCCATGTCGTCCGGCGTCCACCCCAGCTCCACAATGGCGGTATCGTTGGCTGCGGTCAGGGTCAGACCCATGCCGCCGCTCTGGAAGTTGATGGCGATCAGCGGCGTAGCCGCGTCCATCCGGTACGCCGGGCAGGGGAAGTCCGCGGCATAGTGCAGCTCGTGCGACCTGCCGCACGCCGCGCAGCGCTGGAACAGCGTCACCGCCTCGTCCTTCTTCCCCGCCGACACCCCGCCGTGGATGTAGGGGGCGCTGAACCTGCGGGCCACCTCCTCCACGATCTCCTGATGCCACGCACCGACGATCAGCTTTTCGCCAGACTCCTCCATGAACTCCTTGATCCACTCCGTCACCCCGGCCATCTTGCCGTGTGCGGCCAGCCGCTTCAGCGCCGAGATACGCACCAGCCCCTCCGCCCGCATCGCCCGGTAGGCGGCATCCTGCGCCCTCGCCTTGCGCGCCTCCCGGCGCTGCTCCGGGCTCATCCCCTCCAGCGAGCGGTTGAACTCAACGTCCTTCAGCGCATGGTCCGCCGCCCAGCCCGCCACGTCCTGTTCCGCTTTCTGGTACTCGGCGCGGTTGTTGATGGCGAAGGGCACGACGTGGCGCTCCACCTTGGGAATCTCCGCGTACACGTCCCGGCGCCTCCGCCGGACCATGCAGACGCTCCGGAGCCGCTGGTTCAACTCCACCATGGCCTCCGGCGGCACTCGCACGCTCCCCATCACTCCGCCGGCATAGCCGCAGTAGCGGGTGGCGAACTGATACCAACCGCCAAGGTCGTCCAGCCGGTCGATGATCTGGAGCGGCTGGATCAGGTCGGCGGCCTGCTTGCGCATCGGCGTGCCGGAAAGGAGTAGCTGCACCATATCATGCATCCGCTCCCGGCACTCCGTCCTCCACTGTGCCGCAAGGTACTGGAGCACCAACGTGCGCTGCGCCTTTCGCCCCAGCACGTGGCGGTGGAACTCGTCGCAAACCAGCCCACGGAACAGCATCGCCGCCAGCGGGCCATCGCAGGTATCCACGATACGCTTGCCGCGCTCGTTCACGGTCCAGCGCACGCCGGCCCAATCCATCAGGATGTCGTAATTGATGATGAGAATTTCGGCGCTGCGGAGTTGACGCATGCAGCCGGCAAACCACTCCGCGTGCCGCTCGGCGTAGCGCAGCACGGGCTCCACTTCGATCCAGTTGTCCGGCTCCCGCGGCGCCTTGCCCTCCAGCACAGCCACCGTACGACCGGGAAGCCACCGCTCCGCCTCACGACGCCACGCGGGCTTCAAGGTGGCAGGCACCACCAGCAGGGCGGGGTAGGACTCGGTGTGGCAGAGAGTCGCCAATGCCTGCATCGACTTGCCAAGCCTCATCTCATCCGCGATGATGACCCGACGCTGCCGGGACGCGTACGAGACGCCAACGCGCTGGAAGGGGCGCAGCGTGCCGCCGAGGTTGTCCACGTGGAATTCAGTGTCGGGCAGGCGGCTTTCTTCAAGGTTGGCCTGCGCGCGCTGGCCCGCAGACTCCGCGCGCCCCAGTGCTTCCGCCTCCACCTCGAAACCGTGCTGGGCGGCAAAACGCAGCAGTTCCGCGCCGGCCAACTCCGACACCTCCCACACCTTCTGAGCGTTGATCCAGCGCGCGCCCGGCACCTGCTTGATCGCCGTAACCAGCGCCGCGCTGTACGGGAAAACGACGTGGAAGCGCTCACCACCCCAAATCACCCGGCGGGAATTGGGACGAGGCAGAGCTTCGGTTTCTGCCTTGGGCTCCTTCCGCTCCCACGTGGCCCGCGCCGCTGCTACGCGCTCCAGATCGCTGAGATATGCGTCCGCCTTGGCCCAGCGCTCGCGGTCCTGCCGCTCTAACTCTTGTTCTCTGATTGCGTCCCTTTTGGCTTCCGTGCCTTCACCGCCTTCCCACTTTGGGAGCACTGCGGAGATTCCATCAACCGATTCCTCGCTTCCTGCTCGGGCCAGTAATGGTTCACAAAAGTCCAGTCTCCGGTCAGCGCCACTCGCTGCCGACAACGCGGACAAATCGCTGTTTTCACATTTCTCCTTGGATTGGAAATGCCTTATCTCTTGCTCTCGGGATACAACAGATTCATCAACTTGTCCGTCTCCCCGTCGATCCATCCATTCATCTCCCGAATTCGTGCGCCGGGCGCCGCTTCCGGTGGACCGAATCTCGTCAACTCTATTTGACGTAACACCATCGCCACTGCCGATTGAAGCGCCGCCTTCACCTGCTCCCTGTCCAGCATCGGATTCCTTGGGTTGATGGGAACGCAGCTCCACGCACTTGCGCGGCAACCAGCATTCGATTGTGGATTCGGTGGCAACGCGGTTCCGGATGGACTCCCGCTCGGCGGGGCTCATCGCGGCGTAGATTTCGGCGTGAGGAAGACCCAACTCCTTGGAACAGTCGGAGCCAAATCCCAACAGGCGGGAGGCGGGATTGTCGATGTCGCGACCGCAGCGCTGGCAGAACTCGCACTCACGCACCAGCACGTGCGCGCGAACCTGCACCGCGGCCGGGGTTACACGGATGATCTCGGCGGCAATCTCACGGCTGGCGATACCCTTGTCCTTGGCGAGCCATGCAGGGAGCCCCAATTCCACGCGATCTCCCGCCGTGAGCTGCGCCGTTGCCATCACGCCCCCCGAAACCGGGCGATAGCGCGGCGTACGGGCTCTAACTCAGCCAAAGCCTTTTCGAAGTCGGACGTACCCTGCAACTGGTCGTTGATCCACGACTCCGCGACTTCCAGCGCGCGTTCGGCCGCCTGCACAATCGACAGCTCTTCCATTTGCTCCTCCGGGGAATAGGTTGCTACTTCTCACTCATAGCAATCTATTCTAATCCGCAGGGGAAGTCAAGCGGCTTGTTTGGCGGCGCAGCAGGGGCCGTGGCGGTGGCGATCAATCTGCCCCATCGGATGCAGCTTGCCGCATTCCATGCAGGGGCCTTGTACAATCTCGCGCGTCTGGTAACGGCCGGTGAAGCGGAATCCCAGCCGCCCTTTCAGAAGGTGTTCGGCAGCACGGGGGTGGACGCCCAGCCTGCGTCCAAGGTCGGGCCACGTCAGGCGATTTTCTATGGACTCTCGCAGACTCTCGTTGACCGCCCGCCAGCCCTCGTCCGTGGTTATCACATGGCGCCTGCGGCTGGGGCGATTGTCCTCCGGCTGCATCAGCACTGGCCGCCGCATCGTCTCCTTCCGCCGCCGGCAGAACAGTTCGATGGCCTCCATGTAGATGGCTTCGGCGTCGGGGCTCCAGTCCGCCCAGCGCCACGGGGCGCCGGACGGATAGAGAGCTGCGGTGATCTCGGCGTCCATGGTCAACTCGCCAAAACGGGCGAGTACGCGTTCCACGACGACGACGATCTCTTCGCGAGACAGCGGGGAGTAGGGGAGGTATGTTTGCGGTGGAGTCATGGCAACGGTCATGTAGGGTGGGACGGTCCAATCACAATAACGCTCGCTCGGTTTGTGAACAGACCGAACGCAATCGCTTCCTGGCATGGGCGCCAAACCGGATATCCCATCTCCTCCGCATATCCCACGGTAGACGCAGTGCCCTTCCCTCCGGGAAACGCAACCACTAAATCAGGATACGATTCCTTAAGCATTTCCCGATTGCGGATCGGGCCTGCGCGCCTTCCGTACTTCTCCCAGTCAGCGGGAAACTCCATCAGCATCACTCCAGCGTGTTCGGCCCACTCCTTGGCGAGCGCGTCCGCTCCCGGCGCACCGCCATGCACTAAAAGTGTGATAGGGCGCCCTTTGTGCAATTGACTGAGCGCCAAGAACACTGCGCCTCGGTCGGCGTAGCCGCGCCCGCCCGTCACCACCACCACGTTTCGCTTTACCATTCTTCACCTTCCTGTACGTGGCGCTGCGTAATCCGGAGGTTGCGGCGGTTGAAGCGAAAGGGCACTTCCAGTGTCGGGCCGTGGCGGTTCTTCGCGAGCACCGCCACGCTATCCACGTCCCCGGTGGGGTAGGCGTGGCCGTTGCCGTGCAGGTTGATGCTCTCCGTGACCGGCCGGACGCGGGAGTGGTCGGGGATGATGATCTGGTCCGGATCGGCGGCCATCTGCATGCCCCCGTAGAGATCCTGCATCACTGGCGTCTCCTTCTTCTTCGCGGCCTCGTTGGTGAGCTGCGATAGACCGAAGATCAACAGACGTTGCTCTTTCGCCAGCCGGAAGAGCGACTGCGAACCAGCGATGGCGTGCTCGTGCACCTTCTTCTCCACGCCCTGTGAAAGCATCCACAAGAGCTGGAGATAGTCCACCACGAAGGTGCGGCAGCCGCCGTATTCCCACAGGTGCAGTATGGACGATGTCACATCGTCTACACTGCGCAGCAACTCGCGGTTCGTTTTGATGTCGGCGCCCGTCTCCTCCATGATGATCGCCATCCGCTCGGCGGCGGCGTCCCACGTCGCACGGTTGAAGCGCTCGCCGTAGCCAAGCTCCGCCGCCGTCACGTCCGCGATCATGGGCAGGAACCGGCCGGCGTTCTGGCCCTGCGACATCTCCATGGAGACGAAGCCCACGCGCTCGCCGTGCATGAAGGCGGTGGCGGCACAGTTCTGCGCCAGCATAGACTTGCGTCCACCCTGCCCGCCGCCGATCACCACGTACCAGCCGTGCGCCAAACCCGTCTCGCCGCCCTCGTCGCCACAGGCTTCAGACCACTTGGCCCACGGCGTGGGAACCACGTCCAGCGGACATTCCCGCTCCTCCGCCATGCGCTCCAACGTATCGCCAACCAACGAGTCGAAGGCGAACGGTGGCTTGGGCGTGCCGATCTTCTCCGCGGCCCGCATCAACCCTTCCATGCGAGCACGGAAACCGTCCGGGTTCTGCTGGCGCAGCGCACAGGGGTCCTTGGCGCCCGCCGCCGCGGCGCGGATCACCTTGGCGCCCGGCAGGTCAGCGGCGATGGAGCGCACCATGATTGCGCCGCCGCCGTCCGGCTCCTCCCACACGTAGACCTCGCGGTCCTTCAGGAAGGGAAGCACGGCTTCCCGGCAGTGCGACCACGTATCGGCCCCCGGAAGGCCCAAGGCCATGATTCCGGCACACCAGAGGGCCTGCGTGTCCGTCTCCCCTTCCACGAGGAACACAGGGGCATCCGACGCGATCTTGGGTAGCATCCAGAGCCCGTAGCAGCCGGGGATGCTGCCGCCCTCGCCCTCCCAATATTGGTTCTTCTTCCCCGGCCGCTTCTGGAGGCGCAGGCGGCGGCGCAGGAGCGCGCCGTCCGGCCCATAATAGGGGATGTACACCACGGGCGATCCGAACTTGCCCACTTCGGACACCACGCCCCACGACTCCAGCCGGTCCGCTGGCAATCCCTTCTCCGCCGCGTAGTCGTCCACCGTGTAGCCGCGATGCTGGCGGATGCTCACCTCGATTCCCAGCGCGTCGGCCAGCCCCATCAGGCGTCCACTCCCCTGACCACCGCACCCGCTGCACTTCCAACCGTACTCGCCCAGCATGGCGGACGCGGTCGTATCGTCGTGGGCCACCAGCGGGCAGCGAAAGCGGAGCAGGCCGTTCGGTCCTGGCATCGGCTTCAGCTCGGGCCTGCGGCGAATATCGTCCACCAGCAGGGCGCGCAGCCCGGCAAGGTCCGCAACCTGGATCGCCTCGCTCATGCGGCCTCAGCGCTCATCGTCGCCGTCCGTTCCAGATACGAGATTAACTGCTCCCCGATGCACCGCGCATAGGCGGGAGGAATGGCCTCGAAGATGTCCTTGACCCGCATCTTCCAGCCGATGCCCATGGCCTCCATCGCCTCCTCCATGGTGGCGGCCGTTCTGCCGCCACCCGGAATGCTGTCGTTGAGGCGGTGGTAGACCCCCACCGGCCGGCCTTGCTCCTTGTGGCGGCAGTTGGACGGAGCAGCGAGCATGACGGAGGACTCAAAGAGCCGGTGCCTCCGAACTCGCAGCCCGAACATCGAGCCGCACAGCGTGACGGCATCCCGCAGCGGGGCGCCGGGTACGTTCTCGATGACGTAGGGCTTGCCCGTGGCGATCAGAAGTTGGCGGATCGGCTCCACCAGCCGCGGCGACTTGTCCGCCTTGCCCTGGGCCTCGGCGAGCTTACGAGCGCGGGTGTAGCCCTGGCACGGCGGGCTGGCGTGAATCGCGTCGAAGCGGTGTCCATGCTCGCGCAAAAACTCCAAGGCGTCCGCCTGAACGAAGCGATGAGCAGGATTCCTCGGTTGGGGGACAATGTCCACGGATACGACCAGGAACCCGGCATCCATATAACCTTTCGCGCAGCCGCCCCCGCCACCGAACAAATCAAGCAGTCGGAACTTCATGCTGCCACCTCCAGCGGAGCGTCAAACTCCTCCGGCCACGGCGCATACTCCCGTTCCGCCAGCCCCACGGTTTCCCCGGCAATGCCCATCTGCCGCTTCAGACGCACCGCCTCCGCCCGGCGACCGTCCCGGAGCGCCGCAACGAGGTGGATCATGTCCAGCTCACGACCGGTGTAGCCCCGGAACCCACCGCCACTGGACGTAGCCCGCACCGGCGCCGCGGCCGGCACGTCGGCGTCCTCGTCCACGGGCCACCACGGCTCCGGCTTCAGCTTGGACCGGGCGGTCCGCATGTGGCGCTCAACCGTGTCATCGTCCCGGAAGATGGTTTCCGGGTAGGTGTAGTCCACACCGTCCGGATTCCGGCTGCGGTCCGTCCCGGTCATGAACCCATCGGCCCGCGCCCCAGCCACCGCCAGCCGAAGCTGACCCCGGCTGTAGCCCGCCCGGAGCCTGTCTCGGACCTTCCGCCACCCGCGGCTCTTGGGGTCGTAGTTGCGCTTCCGCCCCGTCGCCGCCCGCCAATCGTCCAGCACTGCCGCCACTTCCGTGGCCTCCCGGTCCGACTTCCTCTCCTTTGGCGCCTCAATTTCCTTGTGGGGAAGGGAAGAGGGGAGAAAGGGGGAGGAGGAAGAGGCGGGGGGGACTATAG